TTTAAAATGTGAAAGATCGGCTCCAAATTCAGCCTTCATATCTTGCAAGGATTTACCATGATAGGCTGTATGAATAGCTACTCCAAATTTAGAGTTAGCCATCTTTTTACCTTCAGCTGAGTTTTTAGGGGTTGAGTAGGTTATTGTATTCGGCTTAAAGTGAAACTTGCCCTCTTCATCCATTACATCCCCATGGGGGTTAGATTCTGATTTAATACCACCTGAATGCATTACATCACCTTGGTAAACACCTTTAGGTGGTATTACTTTGGGTAAATGTTCTAAAGCATGTTTAAGTTTATGAACTAACCCGGGCGCATGACCATGATTCTGTTCAATATCTTCAAACGTGTAATTTAGTTTAGGGTTTTTATTAAACGCAGACTTAGATGCAACAAAAAACTTACCATTATCGGGGTTATGACCAAAAACAATAGAAGGTGATCCATCGTATTTTGTAGTGATTTTGGTTTTGTTTTTATTTCCTTGAATCTGGTCTTTAACGTCTTCAAGATTGTGAAAAGCGTGGGCAAAACCTTCCTCGCCTGCGTTGATGACATGATCCTCGGCATGTTCTAAATGAGTAAGCTTTTCTTCAGAAGCTGCTTCTATAAGGAAATGTTTAAGTGTAATCATTTTGCAGGAAATGGATTATTTTTAATTGTTCCTGGCTTGCAGGAATATGGACTATTTGGCATCTGTTTAATTTTAATCTCAGTCTGTACTTCGTAAAACTCTGATCGGGTACCAATACGTACCTTAAAGTCACCTCTACCTTTAAGCTCGGGAATATTAGAACCTAGTTTAAAAGGATCTGCTCTTCCTACCCGGTAGAAATCGTCTCCTGCCTGCATATAATTAGCTGGTTCAGCTTTACCCTCTGTGTAATGTTCTGTAACAACTTTACCTAGATCTATATTTTCTTTATTTGCAATATAACGATTAACACCGGGTTGATCGAAGAATGCTTTCATAATTTTTAAAGGTACTGCACCAGGTTCTTTAAGTCCTGATTTTGTAGTAGGAATTTTGATTTTACTTAACGGAATACCTGTAAATACAGAAAGTTTTTTAAGAAACTCTTTTGTATCGTTAGATTTATTAAGAATATCTACAGCATATTTTGCTGCTGGCGTCTCATATGTAGTTTGCCATTTACCATTAGAATAAAACATTCTAGGATTAGAAAGATTATCAGAATGACTCATCTTTACTTCAACAAAGGACATCTTACTTTTATATTCTACTAGAACGTCGGGGTAATCAGTACCAACCGTAGGCCTTACCGCTTTCACCCCTGGTAGTTTGTTCATATACGCAGCTACGTCGCGTTCGTATTTGTCTGATGCAGCGGACATGGTTTTCCTTAATAAAGTCTCCTTTTATTTATACCATTAAAAAAACCCCTTATTCGGGGGTTTAATCTCTTTTGTACTATAATATTCTATCAATTTATCCTTGAGAATGGCTGGTATTTCCAGGTAGGGGTACTCGCAAAAGAATGGACATGTGTTGATTGATGTAAGATCTTTCCAGGCAAATATTTTAAGAAACTTATAAGCTAGAATATTATCTTCTTTTGAGGTAGGATCAAAGTGTCTCTTTATTACGTTTCTTTCGGATAACCTTTGTCTTGTATACATCACCATGTTCCATAATTTTTGTATCTTCGTAGGGAGCGGCAATTCTACGATAAAGCTCCGTCTTACAACACTCTAAAACCCCGATAACTTCATTAATTCTATTATAACTTAGATCATCTTTCAAATATCTATCACAAAGATACGTTACCACAAAATTTAATTCACCTGCACTAATCGGTACAAACTTACCTTCAACCAAAGGCTTGCGATAAATTTCAGGGATGTACGGCATCGTCGTAGTTAACCTTACGCAGCAGCGAGTTCTTTAATAGACTCGAATTCTTCGTCAATCTCGACTTTCGGCGCACTAACTACCTTGTTAGTGGCTTTAGGTAGCTTCTTACCTTGAATTTCAACAATCTCAAAAGCATACTTAGTAAACTGACCGGAGTTCAACAGGAACTCACAAGCGTGCCACTTATCCATAGGTTGCGGTAGTTCAACCAATTGAATATCAGTATCACCTTGCTTTTGAAGATTTTTAATACGTAGAACAAGATCGGAACAGAAACGAACCTTAACCTCGCCTTTACAAACCGAAACACCGGCAACTGTAAAATAAGACATAATATAGCTCCTTAATCACAATAACATAATTATAAACACAAACCGGTATGCAATCTACTTTTTTGGTATTTACGCACCCAGGCCTTGTCCTGCCAAAAGATAGAAGGCTGTTACGACACTTGCATTCAGGTCAACATCAAGCGTACCTACTGCACCAACAGTAATTAGTAAACCCAGAAAAAATCGAATCGAACCTTTCATAACAAATCTCCTATTCAATGTATACATTATACACTACTTTGGACCAATAGGCAACTGTTACTTAAGTTACGCAACTACCATAAATAACGGGGCTTTCGCCCCGTTGCGTTACTCTTTTAATTTTTCTAAGTCTCTTTCTGTTATTATTTTCTTTTGTAGTAAGACACCTATTGCATCCCCTATTCCAACTGATTTACCCCACAAATAACACGCCAGACATGCAGCTAGTTGTAAAATAATTTCTGTTAAATTCAGCCACTCCATAATGCTCCTTAAACGTGTACGTAGGGGATCCACTTATAGGTTTTTTTAAGTAGACGATTCTTTATTTCTGACCAATCTTCGTTTTTAAATGTTTTCTTATAATAATTATAAGACCAAAGTTTTCTATGTTTGTTTATATCTCGTAGAACAGCGTATGGGTCTTTTTTAGGGTAACAATATTTTATTTCCATTGCAATATCGTGACTGTATGCATCTATTTCATCTGGATCGGCCAGGTATAATTTATCTTCGTTAGCGTCCGGTTTTTGTCTAAAATCTAACTTATCTGAGGTTACTCTTAAACTTGGATCTGCGACCATAGACCATTGACATTGATGTATTGCTTCATGCTGACAAACCTGGGAAACTGCAAATTTAAATTCTTTCCAGTTGTCTGGTGTTAACGTAAATGTCTTACAGGTTTTAGCGAAATTTAAAATTACGTATTTTTTATTGGTTTCTTGATCATATATTCCGGATACGGAAAAATTTTCTTTTCCGAAATCTTCATACGTTTCGTATTTAAATTTAAAAGATTCTACTTTACGAAACGCTCTATTCAAAACATCACAAATGTAAAAATGTGTAGATCTTCCTATTAACCTGTCTTTTTTGGATTCTAAAACTTCGTTTATTGTCTTAGCAAGATACATAGGAGCCTCCCTTTTTACTATTTATAATTTAATGGAAGAGAAGTCCTTTTTTGGTTTGAAATGCTTGGAAAAACTAAAGTCCTCAAGACTATCTTCATCCAGGGTTATTCCTGTGTCTACCAAGTCTTTTTGTGCGGACTGCTCCAAATCAAAAAGCTTCATCTTGGCACGGTCAATACCAATCATGAACCTTTTATGAAAGGTTGGATCATTATAGCGGTTTTTTAACTGCTTAACCATAATCTGATTCAATTGCTCGAGCTCTTCTGTACTGATGAGTGCGAACATAAAGTCAGCTGTCGCAGGTAGACCGAAAGATTCGGAAGTATCAGTCAGCTCCACATCCGTATTAGAATATCCACTTCTAGTCGTCTGAGTAGCTGATACGATAGGTACGTTAAATTCTACAGCAAGACCGCGCAATTCTTCAGCTATGGCTTTAATATATGTATATGAATTGACACTTCCACCTGGTTTGAATCTAGAAGATGCGCAGATATTGAGATAATCGATAAATATAATTTCTGGTCTAAATGAACGCTTTAAGGCAAGTTCATTTAAAAGGGCTTTAAAATGCCCGACGTGAGCTGACGCAGTAGGATATTCTTTAATGATTAACTTACCATGGATACGTTTGCCAAGTTTTTCCATCTTTTTAGTAAACATATCTTTTGGTAGATTCTTAAGATCACCTATCTCAATATTAAGCAAGTTAGAGTCAATACGCTCAGCAATACGCTCCTCAGCCATTTCCATCGTTACGTAAAGTACATTCTTACCCTGTGCTAAAGAGGAAGCAGCCATGTGGCACATAAATAGAGATTTACCTACCCCAGTACCAGCCAAAGCAATATTAAGTGTTTTGTTAGGTACCCCTCCATTTGTAATTTTATTGAACAAATCGAGATCAAAAGGAATCCTAGACTCTACACGGTTATAGAAATCAAAGCGATCGCTAGAATTTTCAAAATAATCGTGTCCAACAGAAGAATCGAAGCAGACACCTAAAGCCTCCTGTAGTAAAGAGGGTATTCCATCTTTGGTATGAACTTTGTCCTTACCCTCTAGAATACCGATAGATTGTAGGATGGCATTATAGACAGCTTTATCTTTACAAAACTTTTCCGTCTCATCCAGCAGCCACTGTTCGTCGGGTACTTCTCTTATACCTAGCCCTTTGATAAGGTCAATAGATTCCTTATATTGAATTTCATTGACGTTAGAATTCTGTAATGAAATTTCTAGCGCCTCGATCGTAGGAGGTTTATTATACTTCTCTACAAATTCTGTAATAAGGTTAAATACAGATCGATCGGTGTTATCGGTAAAATAGTCTGCCTTAATAAAAGGCAGTACCTTACGCATAAAGTTTTCGTTATTGACCAAATTCCTGAGGATCGTTATTTCTAGTCTGTTCATAATGGTCGATGGCTTCCTTGAAAATATCATTAATTATAAGCTCAACATTCTTATTAAACAAGTCAGACCCGGTATCAAGATCCGGAAATTTATCTTTGTTTATTACATGAAAGTTAAGGTCCACAGTACCATCATCTTTTTTAGAAAATTCAATAGATTCAATCTGAACCACCACACCTGAGTACTCACCGTCAATTACTTCAAAACCCCAGTCTTTATCTCCAGCAAACCAGGTTCTATAAAGGTCATTCCTCAGCACTCGCATATTCTGCCTCCACATCCTCTTCACTCATATCCTTACCCATTAGGTCAGAACCTGATATTTGATAGGTTTTATTAATATAGTCTTGGAACTCTTTATTAGAGAGGATAGGTAGCCAGAATTCTTTAGTATAGGTGTCTTTTGCTCGATACTTTTCATTTTCACCTTTACGTGAGTACCATCCGTTAGAGGGCTTAATTACAAACTCACCATTCATAGCTACATCAAGTAAACCTGACCACTTACTGATACCACCTTCAAAAGAAACTTCGATAGGAATCTTAGACTTCTCACGAACATGGCGTGATTTTTCTACATTTATAATAAAATTATATCCGGTGAGTTCAGAGCCGTCTTTTTCTTGTTGACGACCAATAATATAAATGTTATCAGCAGAATAGTAGACCCCCGTGCCCCCTGAAACAATATCCTTAGGAAACATTCCAATCTCTTTGTACGTATGATTAACAACAACCATAGGAATGTCTTTAAGAGTAAGGTGAGGGGTTACCATACGGAATAGAGACTTAAGTTGCTTGGCTCTAGACATATCCGCTACCGACTTACCATCTAAAGCATCTTCTACTTCTTTACGTGAAGCTAGATTTCCAACTGAGTCCACAATAACAATAACATGGTCACCACGCTCAATATTGTTAAGCTGAGCCATACTATCGTGTTTAAGTTGCTCAATATCAGTGATCGGAGTATGTACAACTTTTTTAGTATCGATACCAAACGAATCGAAATAAGACTGAGGAGAGCCAAACTCAGAATCGTAAAAAAGAACAACAGCGTCGTCGTATTTGTCCAGGTATGATTTTGCCAATAACAAAGCAAACGCAGTTTTAAAATGCTTAGACGGGCCAGCAAATACCGTTAAGCCGGGAGTCAGACCACCATCCAGTTTACCCGATAGTGCAACATTAATCATTGGAACCGAGGTCTGGATAAGGTCCTTAGCGTTAAAGAATTTTGAATCAGCTAAAATAGCTGTGTCTTTGATAGTTGAATTCTTTTTTAGTTTATCAAGTAATGCAGACATAGTATCTCCTAATATTAACATTCATTATAACATAACCAAACTCATAAAACAATATTATTGGCACCAACTTTGCTTTGCATCACCGTAATATTCTCTTGCAAGACCATTTTGAATAAGTGACATTCTTACGCTTTGACCGTTTACCAAAACATCACCCAAAACTCTTCCACCAAACTTATCCCACCCATAAAGAATAACTTGAAACTTTTGACCTTGCGACACCATTTGTTTTGTAAACTGGGTTGCCATTTCACCTCTTTGGGCTTCTTGAGGACACTGAGCTCTATGACCTTTCTCAGGTGTATTAACTCCAAAAATTCTTACAGAAAGTTGAGGTTTAAGAGGGGCGGGTAAAAAAGGCGCTGCAATCACGATTGTGTCACCATCATTTACATTTAAAATTTTTGCATCATACGTTACACCCTGGGGCATTTTTTGTGCTTGGGCCGGTGCAGTAATAACAACAGCAGCTAAAGCTACTAAAAATAGATACCGTTTCATCCGAATAATCCTTCTAAGGTTGCTTGTTCTTTTAATTGCCACCCAATACAACATAATAGAGAATTGAGTGGTTCGAGAAACGACTTCTGAAACATCATATCGTAATCCACGTAGTCATGTATTTTAAACTCAGGGGGTAAAGATTCTAGAAAAGTAATAACGTGTGTACCTAGAGGATTTGGTTCTTTGAGATAGAGAAACTTAATCTTATCCCCTTCCTGAATGTATTGATACTTTTTATCTAGTTCTTTATTTCTTACTAAATGATTATATATGAGAGCACCTCTAACATGAATGGGGGTACCCTTTCTAAAGATAGAATTAGAATCACTGTACTCTTTAACACCGTTTACGCTTCTAGGGAACGCAATATCTTCCGGCTTTAATTTATTCCACTTTTGTTCAAGATCACTTACATACTGCTTTATCGTCTCTTCATCTTTTGTAAGAGCAATAGAAACAGCCTTTTTAAGAGCTTTACGAACAGGAGCCGGAGTAGATGACCGAACAATCTCCATACCAAGTACTTTAAGCTTGGGAGGATCATATGCTACACCTTCGGCGTTATGTACGTTTAACGCGTACCTTTTCTTCGCAATCCAGATGCCCCTGTCGGCGATGACTTCCCTTTTGAATTTGATTTTCGGGGAGTAGACGTTGAGATATTTGCCAAGGTCTTCGCAGGCTGTGTTGATTGTTGGCTCGATGTTCTTGGAACATAGGTTGTCAAGGAATCCCACAATTTCAGGTTTTGATTTACCCTTGCATTCATTATCCACAACACTACCAAGGGTAATGTAGGTAGAGTCAGTATCAGAATAAAAACTATAATCGATTCCATCGGTTTTACACCTTTCGTTAATATATTGGTTAAGTTTTTTTGCAACCGATCTGATAATTAATTGACCGGTCATTGTAATACCTTCAGCAACTCTAATATCATAATACCTAAAAAAGATATTACCCATTGCACCGTACAGTGAGTTCATTAAAATCTTAGCAGCCATCTGCTTTGAGTTTAATGTAGCAATCTCAGATAGGTATTTAGGGTCTTTTGTTTTCTCGTAGTTATTTTGAGCCTTAAGCATGGCTTTTTTAGCTGTTTGCCGGGATGCAAAGTAAAACTCAATAAGTTCAGGGAATACTCCCTTCTTATCTTTAGTAAAACACTGACCGTTAGCAGTCATGGTGTAATCATTATCAGCAAGTCGTTCAGTTTTAACATCACTATCAATTAGTCTTTGAATAGACTTTTCATCATCTGCTAGATACTTTTCTCCATCTACAAGCGTTTCGGGAGACATATTCCACGTCATAATAATAGACGGATATAGAGAAGTAGCGTCAAACGACACTACCCAATCATATTGACCAGGTGCTGGCTCCTTAACATACGCTCCCATAATCTGTCGATCGGCAGCTGCGTCAACAGGTGGTGGATTATGAACAATAATATTTTGTTTCTGTAAATGATTATACAGAATACAATCCCACGTTCTTACAGAAGAATGGATATCGAGAAAATTACACTTAGCATCATACGCCATAGTACAAATAAGAACGATTAACTTCATCTTATCTTCTAGACGATTCACTAGTACAACGTCGTGAATATTATAGTCTACAAATAGTTCCCAGTCTTTTGTATAAAACTCTTTGAACGATCCGTAGTTATGTTTAATCTTCTCGTCGTTTAGTTCTTCTTTAGCAATGTTATCCAATCTATAGGACTCTTGTACCTTAAAAGAAAACTTTTTATAAAGATCAAGATAATCAAGAATAGCAATACCGGTCCAGTCAAATGCTAATTGTGTTCTACCTCTTGCAAAAGGAACTTCGCGTGTAGTAATGACCCTATGCGGTGAACATTCTTCTAATGCACGATCACCGAGTACTCGCTGGATACGAGAAGAAAGATATGCAATATCAAACAGCTGACAATTCCACCCGGTAATAATATCAGGGTAGTCACTCTTAATATGCTTGATGAACTTACGAAGGAGATGCATCTCGTCTTCGCACTTAACATAAGTTACATTATCTTGTTTAGGTAGATAAGCCTTGCAACCGAAAGAAGTAATTTCTTTGGTGTTATAATCCTGTATAGTAATTAGCAAGACTTCTTCTTGAGCCTGTCTTGGTTCAGGAAATCCATACTCTGTAGACGTCTCAATATCGATAGTTACAATCTTCATCAACGACATATCGAACTGAATAGTGTCGGGGAAGACCTTATTAATAAATTGATACGCTAGGTTAATATTGCCGTAGATAGGAAAATTAGATACTTCTTTATAACGATCAAGAAACTCTTTTGATTCGTTAATAGAATTAAATTTAATCTTCTCTAAAGGCTCACCCCATAGAGATTTATAAGGAGAGGTCTTGTCTCCTGAACGTACATAGAAGGTAGGTTGAAATGGTATTTTTTGACTTACGCGCTTACCTTCCTTAAATCCGCGAAAGTAAATATAGTTACCACGTTTAAATACATTAGTATAAAATAGCATGAATCAATTATATCCTAGTATAATGTTACTAGGCAAGTCATTATGGTTGGTTGCGGGGGGAGGAATCGCACCTCCGACCTTCGGATTATGAGCCCGACGCTCTACTTCTGCGCTACCCCGCAATAGCTTTTTGACTGTCTCCCGGAAATACACGGAAGTTGTCCTCGACTGAATCTGGTGTGGATACTTCAATTATAGTACCTGCCTCTACGCAAATAAGTTGATGTGGTAGTAATGGTGGATTATGCCATGTGTCACCCGGATTTAAGATTTGCTCGTGGCTAGAAGCATCGGAACATTCTATATACTTTACAATAAACTTACCCGCAAGAACATACCATGACTCATCTTTAACCGAGTGAAAATGCATTGAAAATCTTGCGCCTTGATTGAAGTTTAACATCTTAGCACAATACTTATCGTTAGTTGCCCATATAAGTTCCGAACCCCAGCCCTTAATAACACTGCCTTCAAGCCTGGTCATAATATTCCTCTATTGTCGGTGCATATGTGCCAAAATGCTGCACAGTAATTGCAGCTGCTTTATTAGCCATTTTTATTGCTGTTTTAATATTACCCGTATTTAAGTGCCAGTAAACTAAAGCGCTTATAAATGTATCTCCCGCCCCACATACATCAGATACTTCAACAGGGTAGGACTTAAAAACCTCTTCTTTATAAACCGCGCCTCCAGAACCTAAAGTAACAATAGTTTCTTCAGGAACAGACTGACATTCATTGCGCTCGATTTCGTTTATTTTTACAAAACAACCCTTAATACTTCCTAGATTTTTTTTCTTTGTATCAATATAGATAGGACCATCGAATAAAGTATGAATCTCTTCAAGTAGTAATTGAGTTACAAAACCTTTATTGTAATCACTTATTACAATGGCATCATATGTTGTAGGTATTAAAGTTTCAAACGAAAGAGGTTCCTTGCAAATCTGATCATGATCAATTCTTAAGATGTGGTGCTTTGTTCGTTTATCAATTAGTCTTATTTTTCTAGAAGGTAACTCGGTAAGCATAGTAACATCTATGTTGTGACTTTCAAGATTAGCCTTAACATTTAATGCCATGCCCGGTCTTTCTTCTTTATAGAGAAACTTAAAGACAAGGACAGGAGCTTCTGGTGATATTCTATCTACAGTTCCATATTGGTACTCATCCACGCATGAGTCACCTATTAGTAATACTTTGAATTTTTTTTGTGGTGGAGTATAGTTCAATTCTATCATAAAAAACTAAATGCCTTGCGTGTTCACTACCAATAACCATCTTATCCTTGTAATCACTGCCCACTACCATTATATAAGGTTGTATTTGTTTAATCCACATACATAACTCTTCATCTGAGTCAAACACCTCTACTTCATCAACCGGCTTAAGAGCAAGGAGCATTTCTTTGCGCTCACCTACGGTATTAATGGGGCGTGAGTTTCCTTTGAGTTCTTTTACACGACGATCGCTATCAATAGCTACAAATAAACGATCGCCTAAGCTTTTAGCATAAGTTAGTAGTCGGATATGCCCGGGATGAATAATATCAAACGTACCATTTACAAAGACTGATTTAGCCATGGTAACTTTTTATTATATTTCTCAAGAGCTTTTTTGTTACCCTCGATAAAAAACTCACCTGTAACAGATCCTTCATTACCTCCCACCCGATAGCACATAGTATGTTTACCTGTACAGGTATAATTTTGATGCTTTAGCTGGTCTTTAATTACTGTATAAAACCTTCTATCAGCACCCCATCCCCAGTCCCAAATATGCCCAACTTTGCGAATAAAGTCAGTCTTAAAGCAGTAAGAGCTAGAATCAATAAGATATGCTTCCTCATTAACCCAGACTGGCCAGCGACCTAGCGACTCACAATTATCATCTGTGATAAATTGTTTTTCTTTGCTATAAATTTTTCGTAAAGAATATGACCAATCAAGATTAAACTGTTTAATCTCGTTAATTAAAGACTCTACATGATTAGGTTCAAACCAGTTATCTTGATCAAGAAATAAAATATATTGATGATTTACAAGATGACTGAATGCAGCCATAATTCTATGACCGTAAAATCCTCCACCCCCAGTATTGAAAGGTAGGTAACAAGCTTGTGCTCCCGACCCCTCACATACCTTATTAACTATATGTTCGGTATGCTCACTAAACTTTTCACCATCACAAACAATAAGATGATCTACCTCAATTGTTTGATCACGGACTGAATGAATTGCATCAACCAGTTCATTAGAACCGGTAGTAGGGGTTATAACTAGAATATTACTCAATCTTAAAGCCCTCAATAATATTTA